GGGGGTACTTGATGACGGGAATGAAATTGATATGCGCCGTTATGCCCGTATGCAAATGGCAGCATTAGACCCTGTTGCTGAGCAGCTTACCAACTGGGACAAGTTTCTTAAAAAAGACCAGGACGATGGAAACCAAGGCTTTGAAGCGGATATTGACCTAGACCCTGACGCATTGATTGACGGCTATCGCTACCTTTGCCGCAAAATACCTACCACCACCAGCAAACTGATTGATCTGGCTTGCCATGAGATATTACCCGGCGAAGATACGGGCTATAATTCATCGTTACGAATGGGGCTTACTGCCATTAGCGAACAAATATTGCGGGCGTTTGAAATACTTAACATGCGATTAGGTGAAATTGATGCTTGCATATAAATTCAAGTTATGCGATATTGGGGGTGGAAAAAACCGTCCAGAATGTCATAAGCTCCCAGCCATAACGGCTCAGGGGGCTTTTTTGTTGCCTTGCAGCCCAGCGGGTTATCATGCCAAATAGATTCGACGCTATGGCCTCAAATTTGACCGTACAGCATCGAAACAGCCCCGAGCTACCCATGCCTAGCTCAAACACCCTAAACACGCTAGAATCGAATTTAAACAGGAGTTAATCATATGACCGATACCCCAGCACCAGTATCCGAGCAGGCAGTATTCAAGCTTGAAGCACTCAACCTTGCATTGGATTTTAAGGAAAAGAACCCAGGCGATGGCCGTCCAGTCGTTGAGATTGCGCAGACATTCCTCAGCTTCCTGAAAGGAAACTAGACATGGCAAAAAAAGGAACCAAAAAAGGCGGCAAAGGTGGCCGTGGTTGTTAATAACTAATTGTTAATAAATTACTAAAGTAGCGAATGCACAAATGCAGGGATCAAAGCCGGGTGAGCGCAGAGGCGGAAGGAAAGCCGGAACACCCAATAAAAAAACACAAGTCATCGAAGAAATCTTAGCATCGCTGAATTGCGACCCTATCAAAAACCTTGCCAGGATTGCCAATGGCGAACGCATTATGTCGCTGGCCTATGCCAATAAGGAAACCGGCGAGTTTGTGGAATCCGAGGTCATGCCTACCATTGACCAGATTAAGGACGCAAACAAGGAGCTTGCCAATTATGTGTATCCAAAGCGCAAAGCCATGGAGCATTCTGGCAGCATAGGAACGCACGAAGAAACGCTGGATGACCTCGCTTGATGAATTGGCTATTCGCCAACGACTCAAGGACGATTATGAGCACTACGCTAAGAAGTGTTTAAAAATACGAACAAAAGAGGGGGCTGTTGCCCCTTTTATTTTGAATACTGCCCAGCGTTATTTGCATTCCCGTATTGAGGAGCAGAAAGCCAAGACTGGGCGTGTGCGTGCCTTGATTCTAAAGGGCAGGCAGCAGGGTTGTTCTACTTACGTTGAGGGCCGCTTTTACTGGAAGGTAACCCATCGCAAGGGTGTGCGGGCCTTTATCCTGACGCATGAGCAGGAAGCTACTAACAATATATTTGAAATGGCGCAACGCTATCATGAGCATTGCCCGCTGCCGGTAAAGCCACAGACAAAGCATGATAATGCCAAGGAGCTGGTGTTTAACCTGCTGGACAGTGGTTACAAGGTGGGAACAGCCGGTACTAAGGGTACAGGGCGTTCACAGACCATCCAGTATTTTCACGGATCAGAAGTGGCGTTTTGGCCGCATGCTGAAACCCACGCCGCTGGTGTGATGCAGGCTGTGCCTGATTTGCCCGATACCGAGATTATTAAGGAATCCACGGCCAATGGCATGGGAAACTATTTTCATGTGCAATGGCAAAAGGCCGAAGCTGGCCAGTCAGAATACATTGCCATTTTCATTCCATGGTTTTGGCAAGAAGAATACCGCAAGACGGTGCCGGATAATTTTAAAGCAACCATTGATGAGCGCGACTATGCGGGTCTTTATGGCCTGGATGACGGGCAGATTGTCTGGATGCGTTCCAAAATAGCAGAATTTAAAGGGGATATGAGCTTGTTTCATCAAGAATACCCCGCCACATCTGCCATTGCGTTTCAAACGAGTACGGAAAATTCATTTATCAGTGCCGAAATGGTTATGGCTGCCCGCAAGGAAGCGGCTGTTACGCCTTATGGTGCGCGAGTGGGTGGCCTTGATCCCGCAAGGTTTGGTGATGACCGCACTGCCTTTATTATCCGCCAAGGTAGGCGGGTTGAAGGTCTGCGTGTATGGGAAAAGAAAGACACCATGGAAGTGGCTGGCCTAGCTGCCAAGCTTATCAAGGAGGAGGGCTTGCAAAAGCTTTTCATTGATGTGGGCGGCTTAGGCGCTGGTGTCGTGGATCGACTGCGTGAAATGGGTCTTGGCGAAAAGATTGTCGCTGTTAATGGCGGTGAAAAGCCTATTGACGACCAGCGTTATTATAACAAACGCGCTGAGATGTGGGGCGAGATGAAAGATTGGCTTTATGACAGGCCATGCAGCATTCCTGATGACGACACGCTTCACGCTGATTTGACCAACATCCAATACAAATATGATAGTAACACACGTCTCCAGATGGAGAAAAAGGAAGATATGAAAAAGCGCGGCTTACGCAGTCCAGATATTGGCGACGCACTAGCTTTGACGTTTGCCTTCCCAGTGATGGAAGCCGTTGACCGTATGCCCGTTAATACCGGCTGGATCGTCTAACCGCCATGTATAGCAATGAAAGCTCAGATGTTGGGAAGTCCTCCCAGCAAATGGATGAACTCACCCTGAATGGCATACTTGACGCGGAAATTGGCGATGCAGTCAGCTACATCTATGGCAATAACAGCAAAATAGCGTCTGACCGTGCCAAGGCCCTTGATTACTACATGGGCGAGCCGTTCGGAAATGAGCGCGATGGCCGCAGCCAGGTTGTCAGCACGGATGTGCAGGATACCATTGAATCCATTCTGCCTAGCCTGCTGAAGATTTTCTTTGCCGGTGATGAAATCGTACAATTCCAGCCTGTCCAGCATGGCGATGAGGAAGCGGCCAAGCAGGCCACGGACTACATCAATTATATATTTACCAAAGACAATAATGGCTTCCTGACCTTTTACACATGGTTCAAGGATGCGCTGTTGCAGCGTAATGGCTTTGTATTCCCGTATTGGAAAATCATTACCAAGACGGAAACCAAAGAGTTTACCGGCCTTGATGAAAACGCGCTGACCCAGCTATTGCAGGATGCGAATATTGAAGTGATTGCCGCGTCCCCTAGCTACATGGCAATGGAAGGCGGGGAACCCCTTTACGATGTGCGCATTAGGCGATCTGTTAAAGAGGGCCGCATTTGCATTGAAAACATCCCGCCTGAATATGTGATTATTTCACGCGGCAGCAAGGATATTGAAACCGCACGCATTACCGGCTACCGGGTGCGCAAGACTATTTCCGATCTGCTGGAAGAAGGTTTCAGTGAAGAAGATTTGGCGGAAGTTGAAACCGCTGAAGATTATGTATCCAATAGCTCCGAAGAAATAGCCCGCTGGCGTGATGAGCAGGGATACCGCATTGCCGGGTTTGGTGGTGGTGAAGATGCTGGTGACCGTTCCCGCATGGAAGTGTGGGTAAGCGTGTTGTTTATCCGTGTGGATTATGATGGCGATGGTGTCGCTGAGCTACGGCGCATTATCCGCGCTGGTGGCGCTACGGGTGGTAAAATCCTCGCCAATGAGGAAGTCGATTACAACGACATGTGCTCGCTGACGCCTATTCCCATGCCGCATAAACTCATGGGCAGAAGCGTGGCCGATCTGGTCATGGAAATCCAGCTTATCAAGTCCACCGTACAGCGTCAGATTTTGGATAATATGTATTTATCCAATAATAAGCGCCATAAGGTGCGCCGTGGTGCTGGTGTTGATCTGGATGCACTGATTAACAGCATTCCGGGCGGGCTGGTCATGATGGATGACCTGAACGCAGTGGAGCCGCTGGACACGGAAGGTATCGGCCAGGAAGCATTTAGCATGCTGGAATATCAGGACAGCATCCGCGAAACGCGCACCGGCATAACCCGCTATAATCAAGGGCTGGATGGCGATAGTCTGAATAAGACCGCATCTGGTATCCAGATGATACAGAACGCATCACAGCAGCGGCTTGAGTTGATTGCGCGTGTGTTTGCTGAAACTGGTATTACCAAGCTGTTCAAGGCATTGCTACGCATTACCATCAAGCATCAGGACAAAGCGCGTGTAATACGCCTGCGTGATGATTGGGTGACGTTTGACCCGCGTGATTGGAACGCTGAAATGGATGTAACCATTGCGGTAGGTCTTGGCGCTGGTTCACGAGAGCAAATGGCAGCGCATTACATGACGTTGATCCAGATGCAGGAAAAGATGTTTCCTGTTGGCATTGTGTCACCGGAAAACCTGTTTAACAGCGCGTCCAAGCTGGTGGAAAATATGGGGCTTAAAACCCCTGAGCTGTATTTTACCGATCCTGAGCGTAAAAAGCAGGAGGAGGCGCAGAATCCACAGCCTGAAAAGCCAGACCCCGAAATGCAGAAGATGCAGGCGCAGCTACAGGCGCAAATGGAAGCGGATAACCGCAAGCTTGCCGCTGACCAGCAGAAAACACAGGCCCAGATTCAGGCGGATGTGCAAAAGCACATGATGTCTCTGCAATCACAGGAAAAGATCAAGGGCGCGGAAATAAACGCCAATATGCAAAGCAAGGCCATGATGGCGCAGGCCAATTCTAAGCCCACCACGCAGGTCAGCTTTGATGCCTCCGGCGCTATGGAACAGGTCGCCGCTAACTTACAGGCTATGGCTGCCGATCAGTCACAGACAATGCAGGCGGGTGTGGAAGCTATGGCAATGGCCGCCAATGCTATAGCAATGGCCG